GGACCAGGGGCCGGGAGGGACCCTTGAGCAGCGAGACCGAGCTGTCTGAGTTGAGCCCCAGCACCAACACATCACCGTGGGCTCGCGCGGCCTGCAGGTAGAGGATGTGGCCGGCGTGGAGCAGGTCGAAGCAGCCGTTGGTCGTGACGACGGTCTCGCCGCGTGCACGATGCCCTGCGGCGATTTCGGCGATTTCGGCAAGGGGGACAACCTTAGCGTTCGACAAGCCCTGACGCTCCTTCGCTCCGTCCTCAGATCAGAATGCCCGTGAATTGCGCGAGGTTTCGCCGTGGCGCGATTCCGGTCGGACAGTAGGGGTTCGCCTATCCCCCCGCTGCCTCAAGTTCAAGGGCGAGCTGGGCGCGGCGACGGCGCTTCTCCTCGGCCTGGCGTTCGGCATGGGCGCACCTCGCCTCGGCTATCCGGCAGTATTCGGCCTCGCGCTCAATCAGAATAGCGCGACGGCCTTCGAGGAGGGTGGCCACGCCAGTAGTGCCGCTGCCCGCAAACGTATCCAAGATGACACCTCCGGGCGGGCAGAGCAAAGCACAAAAATACCCGAACAAACGCACCGGCTTGACAGTGGCATGGTCATTGCCACGCGAACACGGCTCGCTATGTGTTTCCACCCATTCGCCATCTATCAGCGTTCGGCCACTGCTCGCCATCTTGTGACGTTGTATCTGTGGCAGCCCCTCGCACCCGGCATTCTTCTCGCCCCGGCTCGCCTTCGCGATCTGCAGCAGCCCCGCCTCTGCCGCCTCTGCCCAGCCGTCCTCGGTGAAGCCGTGCTCCTGCGCCCAACGTTCAATGTCGAAGAACCTGCTGCCCTCCTCGCCCAGCGCGGCGTCCTGCACCAGTAGGTTCGGCGGGTAGCGACCTGCAGGGTTGCACTCCTGATGGCCAGAATAGTCCTGATGCTCGCCTACTGCGCCCATCCCGACTCTCATACCGCCGTAACCGCCCTTAGGTTTCTGATCGTCCTCAAACGGTATCATCGCCTCCCCGCAGTTCACCTCGCCCACGCCCCACCTCACCACGTTCGCCAGCTCGCTGCCCTCGCTGATGGGCTTCCTCGCCCAGATACATATCTCCCAGGCGGGCTTGACCTTGCCCTTCGAGTACTGGCCTTGGAGGCGGCGGGCGAGGGTGGTGGAAGGAGTAGTTAGACCGTCGCCAGCGGACTTCCATTCGCCATACATAGCGATCTCATATATAGTCTTGCCGTGTGCTTCATCGCCACGCGCCCTGCCTCCGCTAATGTTTGGCCCTAGTCGCACCCTCACCCCCGGTGGCCTCTCCAGGTGTGCCTCGCCATAGCCCTCCCAGGCCGCCCGCTTCTCCGCCTCCGGGAGAGGATGCCAGTGCCGGGCGAGAATTGAGGAGAGGAGGGCAGCGTCGCCGTTGCCTCTCGCCATTCCTTCGCGGTCCCCTAGTCCTGCCGCCCTGTCCATCGGATTGGGCGCTGTACCGCCGCCGTGGTGCAAGGGGTAGCTCCCGTTCACCGCCGCGCTCGTCACCTGCCGAACCTCCGCCGCGCTCAGCCCGTGCTCAACGCTGTCCAGCCACGCCCGAAAAGCCTTGGCATTGGCGGCGGCACTGAGATTCTGTCCCTTTGGGAAACCGCTGTTGCCGGTGATGAATATCTGCCCATTGCGCCGGGCGACGAAGGCGCCAGTCGGGACCTCTATACACCACATCCGCCCGTGGTATTCGACCTCTTCAGCTACGGCCAAAGTGGTGCTGGTTCCCCATGGCGCTCGAAGAGCTTGTGCTGCTGATTGCTGCTGAAGACTTGCAGGTTTTCCAAGCTGTTGTCTGTCGGATCGTGGTTGACGTGGTGAACTGTTTCCATCCGGGTCAAGCACCTGCCGAGTGCTTGAGCAACAAACAGGCGGTGCTCCCTCACATATCCATCCTTGCGGGCCATCGGCAGGAACTCCTGCGGGCACCGCACATACTTGATTGGCTTGTACTTCCCGCGCTTGCGGAAGTAGGTTACGCCACCCTTCCAGGCTGGATTGTTCGCCCCGGTCATCTTCTCCCGGTAACTCGCCATGCTTGCTTCCGTCCAGCACGACCTGGCCCGTGACAGGTGCGGGACTAATGCCTTGGCTCGCAGAACCCCGTTGCAGCGACGCGAACAAGTCGGCTTCGCAACATGCTTCACCCAGGCTCGGTTCCTCCATCGTTTCTCCCCGCAGACAGCACAGGTGATCTGCACCATGCCGGGCCGATCCTCCATAGCCTTCTTCGGCCCTGGCTTTCCAGTCTTGTTGATACTGGTGGACCTGTCGGCACACCGCTTCGAGCAGGTCCTCTTTTTGTATGCTTGTGCCTGTGTCACCGCAGGGAATATGGTCTGGCAAATCATGCAAACTTTCCAGAATGGGTACGGATGCTTCCACCTCGGGTGCCAGCGTCCGAGCCTCCTCAAATGCCATTCTTCCCTCGCGTTCAACAAGGACGCGGTGGTTTGGGGTGACAAGTTGATCTGTCTTATCCGAATGTACTCTGATGGCGGGATATTGGTAGTCATAGACGAAGGTCCTCCGGGGCCTATGAAACTCGAAGGTGCCAGCGTCTACATTATAGCACAACACCAACTTCGTTGCAATTGATTTACTGTACCGTTCCCACCCGGTTTCCGTGAGAACTTCAGTGTCTTCACTCACGCACCTGTAGACATGAACGAACGCCGTCTGCCCCAGGTCGAACCCCGCGCCCTCTATGTCACGACACACCCGCCACAGGCAGTCCAGCCGCGAGCCCGACATCGCCACCATAGAGCCGCCCGGCTTGAGGACCCGCAGGCACTCGCGCCAGACGGCCGGGTCGGGCAGGGCCTTGTCAAAGTCCAGCCCCATGAACGACCAGCCATACGGCGGGTCCGTCAGAATCGCGTCTATGCTGTTCTCTGGTAGCCCCGCCATGACCTCCAGGCAGTCGCCCTCGACGACCGCCCAACGCCGCCGCCCCTCTAAGACCTCGGCAACGCTACTCACGGTTGCTCCTAGAGTGCCCCTGCGTGCGCCCAGGGTTCGTCCTGGCGCGATTCCGTCGCGATAATAGGGCTTTCCCTATCTAGTCTGGTCCCAGCGGCTCAGCAAGCCCTAGCGCCAGCTTCTTGACCGGCTGCACCGCCACGCTTGCGCCGGCGCTCAGCAGCAAGCCGGTCAGGGCGATGCCCAGCGGCGTCACGCCTGGCATGAGCTTCGCCGCCGCGAATACGTCCAGCCCGGCCCACCAGACCAGGGCCTGCCCGATGCCCAGGCTCAAAACCATCTTCACCCAGCCCGGCATCGCTGACCAGAACTGCTTCAGGACGTCCACCACGAAGTTGACCAACAAAACACACAATGCAATCAACCAACCGGGGATGGCGGGCAGATTGTCCATTATCATCTCTCCTTTTTTTCGTTGAGCTTGTCTACCTTATCTTCGATGCGCTTGAGCGTCTCTTTGACTGCGGTCATGGTCGCATTGTACTCGTCTTTAGAAACGTAATCAGTCCTGACCAGCGCCAGGGCGTCGCTATGCGCGGATACCTGCGCGCTGAGGCATCCATACGCAACTGCTGCCGCAAGTAGTATGATGACCAGGCCGATACTGACGTAGCTATTCGCCGAGAGCCTGCTGCCGTTGTTGTTAGTGGACTTCTGCATGACCATACACCCCTCGGTGCGACTGTTCATTGTCACAAGATGGCGAGCAGCGGCCGAACGCTGTTCGGCCATTGACGCGAGGGCTTACTCGTCGGCCACGGCCTCCACCACGAAGGTGTCCTCATGCTTTTCTACATAGGTCGTCCCCCCCAAGACGATGGTCGCCTTGAACGTCGCGATGTATTCGGTATCCTCGGCATAGCCGTTGGCGGCGGTGAAACTGTCTATGTAGTAGACGCTGCTACCGTCAACCTCGGCTGTCACGCCGTCTCTGAGCGGGCTCCCACCAGCGGATGGGATTATAGTGACGGTCGCGCCAGCGATTGTGAATGCGGCTTCGTCGCGCTCCGTGAAGGTCGCGCCGATTTCGCTAGTCTCGCCAAACTTCACGCGCGCATAGGCCATCAGTACTTCGCCTCCGAAGTGAATCTCGGTTCGTCCGAGCCGGACGCGAACCTCGGCCTGTTCGAGGCGGACGCGAACCTCGGCTCATCAGATTGAGACTCCCACGCGCCGAACACAATCTGCGCCCCCCCCGCCAGCACCTCGTCCCCTACCGTCCAGAACATCGCATTGTCCGAGGTCATGTTATAGTACGCAAGCCACCACTTCGCCGACCTCGCTACGTTCGACCACAAGACCTCGTCCATCATGCCCTTGTACGTTTCACCGCCCACATTGTCGCCGAGCGAATCGGCGGTGAACGCCCTGGAGTCCGACGAACTCGCGTCGAGCACGCCGTTCTTATAGATGCTCACGCCAGACGGCGTCATCACAACTACGACGTGAGCCCAAACCCCATACGTGAGCGCCGAGCTAGTCGTCTCGCTGTAGCCCACAAAGTCCACCTTGCGCACTGCTGACAGAAAATAGATACCCCGACTGTCCCCCATTGTGAGCAGTGTCGCATAGCCGTCGCCTGCCTGCGGTTTGATCCACATCCCTATGCTGAACGTGCTCCCAGTGCTCTGCCCTGCGCAAGATAGCTTACCGTTGACGCCATCGAACTCAACCGCCTTGCCAACGGCCCCGGCACTGCCCTGTGTGGCGCCGCCGGACGGCGTAAGGTGGCCGGCATTGGTCGTCCAGTCGTATGCCGTACCACTGGCTTCCTCAAGCGGCCAATACCGCACCCAGCCGTCCGCCGTCGGCACAACTCCAGCCTTGCTCTCGAACGGCCCGCCGGTGCAGCCCCGGTACAGCCAGTACGTGGTATCCGCTGACGCCGACAGTGCAGCCGTGCTAGGCACTCCCAAGCCGAGCACGAGCTTGCGATTGCCCGACACCTGCGAGAACTGCTTCTTGCCCCAGGCAAGCTCCACCGAGCCGTCCGCGTTGAACACGCGGAGGTCCGACAGGTCCGCCGCCAGTCCGTCAATAAATGAGGCCGCCCCGCCCTCGAAGTTGATGGACAGCGCCTCATCAATCACCAGGTCCGCAGCGAAGGTGTTACCCGCATCCGGCATCGAAGCGGGTAGCTTCGTGTGGTCCGCCGTGATTGGCAACCGTGCTGTCCAGCCCGCAGGTTCGGCCATCTCGGACTCCTATTTCAACGCTTGCTCTATGTATGCTGCCACGTCGCGCCCCCGTCGGCGCTGACAATCATCCCCGGTGCCTCCGAGCTATCCAGATAGCCCACCTTGAGTTGACCGTCGTCGGCAATCACGCCGTCGCCGATGCTGTACGCCTCGATTGCCGTCTCCACCTCGTCCCCCACGGCGAAGTGCTGGCCCTGCCCTTGCCACAGTAGCTTCCTGCAGACTATAGTGTAGCGCGCGCCGGGAGTCGGTCGTTGCACCACGTAGCAACACAGCAGGTCTTGTGAGGGTCGCAAGGGCAGAACGGAGACGTTGTTCACGCCGCCAGTCACCGAGAACTGGCAGTCGGCCTCCCAGGTTGTCCCGCCGTCCCGGCTGACAATGACCCGCAGGTCCGAGGGAGTCCAGTACTCGCCAGTTCGGTGCACTATCTTCAGCGTGACTAGACCGATCAGACCGTCATCGGCGGCGAAGGCCCCGCCCGTGCGCTGGGCCGTGAAGCCGGTATCTATCTCCGCGCCAGTCGGCTCCCACCAATAATCCTTCAGCCAGGTACTATGTTTCCATGCGTAGCGTCGCGCCCTCAGCGACAGCGTGTGGTCCTGATACCTCCCCTGATACAATACTAATATGTCCCGCGACGGACTCAGCCGCACTAACGTCGGATCACGCCCGCTGCACTCCTGCCTATGGCTGACCCGCCTATCGCTAGTGCCATACACGAAATCCACAACAATGCTGTACCGGTCCCATGGGTTGTTGTTGTCTGCTAGCCCCATGACTGCGCAGGCTACGCATCGCTGGCCTTCGCCAAGCGAGACCGCGCTCAGACGGTCAACTGCCTGCGTCCCCCATGCCCCCCCAGGCGGAGCATAGGGGTCGCCCCACAGCTCAGCAAGCATCTCAATTTCGCTGATAGCCCCTTCGTCTGCGCTCTCGTACAAGTAGTCGCGCCACGCGACGCCCGGTTCTGGGTTATGTTCGCGCAGGACGTAGTAGTGCCAGACCGGCTTGCGGGCGTCGTCGTCGCAACAGATAGTATGACTGCGATACTCCATTAGGACGCCTTCTTCGCCCTCACCCAGTCCCACCAGCTCGTTGAAGTCCCCGGCCCGATGATGACCTCCTCCTCCTGACCAGCGTCCCAAAGGACAGCGCCGCCAGATAGGTATGCGACTAGCGGAGGCAGGCTACTGCCCTCGAAGCCAATGTCGCCCCCGGCAAGGCTCAAGACTACTACGGGCGGCGCGGTATACTTGCTTGTCCAGCCGCCCTCAAGTTCGATCTCCCCGCCGGATAGGTCGGTGATTAGTTGCAGTACGCCTCCGCCCTCGCAGATAATCTCCCCGCCGGAGGTCTGCGCCGCCGCTTGGGCTGCCACGCCGCCGTCGGATTCGATGTCTCCGCCGGAGGTCTGCTCGGCGAGGTCTACCGGCGACCCGCCCTCGACTATGATCTCCCCGCCGCTAGTCTGGGTCAGCAGCTCCCCCGCTACGCCGCCATCAACTGTAACCTCCCCAGCACTAGTCTGGGTTAGCAGCTCCCCCCCTACGCCGCCCTCGCAGATAATCTCCCCGCCGGAGGTCTGCTCAACGGCGTTCACCGACGAGCCGCCCTCGACCTCGATGTCCCCGCCGCTAATCTGCGTTAGTAGCTCCGCCGCAACACCCCCCTCAACCTCGATGTCCCCACCGCTAGTCTGGATTAGTAGCTCCGCCGCGACGCCCCCCTCGATTGTAACGTCCCCGCCGGAGGTTAGCGTCTCAAGATGCAGGCTGCCGGCAGCGACGTGCGGCGCGGGAGGAATGCCCACCTCGACGACCCATGTTCCGGGTAGCGTCGTGCCATTGGCATAGTCCGGCGGCGGCGGCGGCTCGCCCAAGAAGAAGCCCAGTATCCAGCAGTTCCAGACGCTGCCCCAGAACAGGTACCTGTCATCCGTCGGGGCAGGCCCAGTATAGTACGGGTGCCCGTTGTACGTCCCGGCCTCGTAGTAGTCGCCGTTGTATGACGTATCCCCCGCGCCCTGCACTAGCCAGTCTGCCATGCTCTTCTGAACCTCCTCCCCGTGCCGAGGGGTCTAGGTCGCGTCTCATGCTGTGCCCCCAATCAAAATCGGCGGCCTCTCTGCCGAAGTCGCAAGACCTTGCAGGCTAGAGGCCGCCGAGTTCGGGAGGCCTGCCATACTTCCCCTTGCCCGACCTTCGCTGTGCTTAGCTAGGCCGCGCTCCGCCATGCTGCGCTTCGCGGCGCTAGGCGGCGCTATGCTGGGCTTGGCTACGCTGGGTAGCAAGAGTCATTACCAAAGCACCGCATCCAACTTCAGGTATAGCGCGTCAAGCGCCTTGACCAGCGCCCTCGCTTCATGATACTGCGCTAGCTGACTACGGAAGGCATACACCCTGCCTACCAGTTCCTTCAGGCTGCGCTGCCGGAGGTCTTCGTCGCTCATCACGTCTTCGATCCGTAGGTAGACCCGATGCTGTTCCGACTCTTCGTCCTCCTCGGGCTCGTCCTCCTTCGCCACGGACAGCGAGAGGAAAGCCGGAACGCCGGAGTCCTCACCATTGTCCTCAGCGATGACGACGCTACGAATCAGACGCCTCGCCTGTTGCAAGCGGTGGGCGTAAGCGGCCTTGTCATTGTCCCACTCGAAGTACCCGTGCAGCGGATGGTCTTCGGGTTCCGCTGCTTCTACTACGGCAGGCGGCGTCAATTCCCCCGTGCATTCCAGTACCTGTTCGAGCGCCTCGCCGATGGCCTGCGCGTCCTCTACTGCTATCCTTGAGCCCGGTCTCTTCGCATACCGGACTGGGAGTGTGACTGCCATGATTCCTCCTGCCCTTCTGGTTTGTGTGATAACCGACCTGTGCTGTGCTGGGCTTCGCTTTGCTTCGCCAAGCTGCGCTGTGCTGTGCTCCGCTTCGCTAGGCTTTGCTCGGCTCCGCTTGGCTTGGCTCTGAGAAAACTCTTAGTGCCCCTGGCCCGAGTGATAACCGACCTGTGCTGTGCTGTGCTTCGCTCTGCTAAGCTTCGCCTCGCCATGCCGTGCTAAGTTGCGCTTCGCTCAGCTTGGCTATGCCGCGCCCTGCTACGGCAAACCTCGCCTACTCCTCCGTCATCTTCTCTTGTATCAACTCCACGGCCCGGTCAATGTGAAACCGGCCATATTCGCCGCCCTTCTCCGGCCTGTAAGCACCGATGCCCATGAAGAAGCCTGCCCGCTCCACGAGGCTCATCATCGCATCAATGGACAAGCAGGACGCATCGAACTGAATGCGAACGGTAGCCCGCCAGGGCGCGGGGTAGAGTGGCCGTGCGATGACGTAGGGAATCTTCCCCTTCAGCTTGCCGATCTGTTTGTCGGTTATCGCGACGGAATCCCGAATGGGTATCAGTCCATCCGGCCCGCCGATGACGAAGAACTGAGCCCGGAGTTCCGTGCCCTTGTAGTCGGCGGTGCGGTACCCTGCGTCTACGATGGCCTTCTTCAGGGAGCAGGCCAGGAAGCCATCTGTCGCGCCCTCCCTCGGTGGCTTGAGAAGGCGGCGCTGACTATCGGCCAACTGGTCGAAGTCAACGATCTTGCCCTTCTTCTTCTCCGTTGGGGCCGGGTTGGGAGGCAGAGAGTCAATCGCCTCCTTTGTATATGCGTTCCCGAGGTAGCCCGGCTCGAAACCCTCGATTCCGAACGTCACCGCTACTATGCGCGGCGGCTGCAACTGTACGGCCTTGGCCTTTGCGGCCTTGGCCTTTGCGGGAGACATTTTCCACTCTCCTTCTGCATCGAAGGCCTGTGCCGCGCTTCGCTTCGCTAAGCCAAGCTACGCTCTGCTACGGTTCGCTAGGCCAAGCTCGGCATGGCTCCGCTCGGCTAAGCTACGCCGTGAGGCACACAGGCCTCGGATGCTACTTGGTGTCTCCCGCGAAGAAGTCCAAGGTGGCATTGCCGAGGCCTGAAAAAGTAGAGTTCAGAAAACGAGAACGCCACCCTGATATGACCTCTTCGCGGTGAGCGTGAGTAGCATAGTGCAGAAGGAGTGTTTTGTCAAGGTCCGCCTTTATGCGCCCTTACTTCACCCTCACGTACACCGTCAACCCAAAGGTCCCCCCGTCAGAGATGGTCTGCGCAGGGTCAACTGGCCCGCTGAACAACAGCTTGCCGGTGTTGTTTGCGGTCGTCCCGACAAACCACGTGTTGACCGGGCCGAACGAACCCCCGTTGCCGATGTAAGTAGCCTGTGCGAAGGTCACCTTGTAGTAGTCCCCGTCCTGGGTGACTACACAATGCGTGCTGTCGCTCGGCACCAACGCCCGCGAATAGCCGTGGCCGCTCGGCTCGTTGAGAATGTCAGCCAGACCATCGGTCTCTGCTAGGCTGTCACTGCACAAGCCGACGTAGAAGTTCGCTGGTACTGCTTGCTCCTCGCTGAAGGCCACCTGCAAGAGCCACTGCTCGCCCTGGTCATGTAGCATGAATGCCATATCTATCGCCTCCGTCGCGCCTCACGGCGCGTGCTCGGTCGCGCCCTACGGCGCGTCCTTCGTCGCGCTCTATGGCGCGTCCTCCGTCGCGCCTCACGGCGCGTAGTAACTGCCAAAGCCGACGTACAAGTCGGTCGTTGTCTCGCAGTAGCTCCCGACCTGCCGCAAGCTCCCGTCTACGTACAGCTTCGCCGTATCGGCCTGCGTGACCAACTTCACGCGCCGATAGCGGCTCAGGTCTACGGCGAAGTTCGCTTGACCCTGAATGTTTGCGCCGGCCTTGCGCAACCACGCTATGAACCTATGCGCCCCGTCGCAGATCACGAGGCACGCCCCCTGGTCCACCGTAGCCGTCCCCGCCGTGACCTTCAGGCGACTCTCCAAGACTACGCCCCCGTTGGCATTGAGGTCCGCGTTTGCGATGCTGTACCAGACGCCCGCCGTCGGCCCGGTGTTAGCGATGCTCAGGATGCCACCACTGTCCTCAATAGTCGGCTCCCCCAGCAGGTGCTTAGCCCAAGCCGGTGTGCTGTTCTCCGGTACGGCATCGGCATCATAGTTCACAAGCCACTGCCCGGCGATATAGACAGCGGCACCTTGACCGCGCCCCGCCTCCAACGCCCTCAATGCCGCGTCGGCCAATCGCCTTTGGGACGTAGTAACTTGCGGTTGCCAAACTGCGCCTTGGCCGTCGGCTAGTCGCCGCAGTCCGCGCGTCAATCTTTCTTCTGCTAGGCTACTCACCGGGCACCACCAGGTCCCACAGCTTCCTCGCCCTCAGGCGCAGCCGCGCGTCAGGGTTCCAGGTCTTCGCGAGGTCAACGACCTGATACCGGTACGGGACCTCTATCGGTTTGCCTTCCAGCTCTGCTGTCCCCATGTCCCCCTCTACGGTCACCAGGTCCCCTATGTCCAACGACGTGCCCCATAGGCACTCGGCCTGCAGGTCCTCGTTCAAGACACCGTGCCGCGCCACCACCAGCCCCAACGCCGTCTCTACCTGCTCCTCCGTCCTAAAGTTCGGGTCAACTACTACCAGGGACTTCTCAAAGCCGAGGTAGTTGTCGGCGGTCGGGTCGGCGATGCTGGCAGTATCGTAGTAGAAGGCCGTGATGGACCTGCTGTCGTGGCCGAGCCCGATGACCGCTATTGAATTGTAGAAGTCCGCCTCGTCTCGGTGGCGCGTCAAGGATAGGCACTTGAGGTCTGCCGTCCCCCCCGTCTCGGACAGCGTGAGGTTGAGCATCGCACTGCCACTATTATCCCGCAAACCATAGTGCAACCGTCCGTCCGCTTCTGTCCAGATGTCCCAACCTGTCCAGTTGGTGCAGAGATACTCAAGATACTCACGCCAGGACTTGCCGTCCCGCACCTGGAACAGCGGGTCTTCGTCGCCCAACGACTCGGGCAGTAGGTAACCTTCCGGGTCGTCATCAATGATGTAGTCCGTCGGCGCGAGGCCGCACTGCTTGAAAATGGCCTCCACGTGCTCGGTGTGAAGCAAGCCGTCGCCGATGCAAGCATCGCTGGCTGCCGTGTCCAGACGCGAGAGCGGGTCCGCCCCGCTGAAGGCCAGTTCCTCGTTCCCCTCCTGCGTGAACCGCCACTCGGTATCTTCGGTATAGCCCTCCCAGACGACCTCCTCGTCGGTTGCAATCTGCGACCGCATCCTCAGCTTGCGCCACAGCGCATCATAGGAGCTGTCCAGGTTATTGAGGGTCAGGTGAGCTTTGCGCCTATCTGTGAGCGCCGCACCCGCCTCCAGGCCATCCTGTAGGTGGCCCCCTTCCGCTATCTCCCAACTGCCCCCCGGCGGCTCGAACAAAACGCTACTAGCCTCTATACCCATCTGCAGCCATAGCAGCTCTGGTGAGAACTCCTCGTCCTCCGAGGTCAGTTGCACGGTCGGGTAGAAGAGGTCGAAACTCGCCGCAGGCGGGTTCCCGATCAGGCCCCCGGTAGCATCGGACAGTTCAAAGGTTGCGCCCCAGGGGTGATCCGGGCGGTTGGGCCGCACGGAGTAAACCAGATCATAGGTCCCGACGCAAGGCTCCGGCAGTCGTTGCGCCGGCAGAATAACGCCACCGCTAGTTTTGAACCGCATGTATCTGTAGGACAGATAGCAGGACCCGCTACTCACGTAGACGGTAACGGGATAGGCGGGCGCGATGGTCCGGTACGTCTCAGAGACTTCATCCTCCTCGTCGAAATCCTCCGTCACAATCGGCTCGCTGTCGACATAGATGAGCGAGTCGCCCTCGAACGGCTGTATGATCAGCGTTCCGTAAGCGGTCGCATAGACGCCGACCCTCAGGAGCCTATTGGCGACCTGGCGCGTGCTCTTCGCTTGACCGACTAGTTGCCAGTCTGGCGTCTCACCGCCCTCGTTGAAGTTGCGCCACAATAGCAGTTCACCGTTGGCAAGCAGCCGGATTGTGTAGCGCCGACAAAAGCGGAAGTCTGCCCACCACGTCTTTACGTAAGTGGCGTAAGAGTAAAAGTCAAGGTAGAAGGGCTGATTGTCCTCTGGTGTGAACGTGCTAATAGCCCAGAGATTGGTGGCATTCGTCGCGGCCTGAAACAGAGTCGGGCCGTTGTGCCCGAAGACCCCCTTGACCTCCTTCCAGTCGGCGTTAGTGCCGCTCAGGTTCCAGCGCTCCAGGCTGCTCTCCTCGGCCTCCGGCAGAAACACCGGCTCTAGCGTCACCAGACCCGTCCCCGGCCACCGGTATAGGTCCGTGCCTTGCGACGCCTCCCATAGGGCGTCCTCCTTCGGATACCAGCGGCGCATGAAACCGCGTGAGGCGAGGCGGTGATCAATGATATTGAGCCGCACCGTCGGCTTGTGTTGCAGACTCACCGCCACGCCCCCTTCCGCGCCGCGTTCTGCACGGCGTCGAAGACGATGCCCAGGACCTGGTTCTTATCCTCCTCGGTCACGCCCTGGCCATGATGCACCACCTCTAACATGATCCGGTCTTTCCCCAGCGCGGCATTGAGGATGCGGGGAGGCTCCCATTGTGGCGGCGCGAAGGCCGGATAGGCGATGGGTTGCACGATGGACTGCCGCGCCGCATACTGTTGCATCTCCGCCGCCTGCGCCAGGCGAATGCTTCCCAGTCGCACTAGCTCCTGCTCCTGCGACACTTCTAGCGCCGCCGCCTGCGCTAGTCCGGTACGGTACGCCATGAGCTTCTCGTATTGCTCTGGAGGGGGCGGCGGAGGCAAAGTCGGTGTCTGTAGCGCCGCCGCCTCGTGCCCAGTCCCTGCAGGTCTTGCCGGTTCCTCGCCTACCTTTGTATAGCGGACCCCCCTAGCAGCTGGTATGACCGGCTTCCCTAATTCCTCCACCGTCTTCGCCGCGCGAGCGCGGCCCTCCGCCAGGCGCTTGAGGGCGTCCTGCACTTCGGACGCTAGCTGCCCGCCGATGACACGTTGCACCGCCCTGTCCACGGCATCGGCCTTCTTGAGCATCCGATCCTCGTCGGCCTCAGCCTTGTGCCGCTCGTCGCCAGCTTGTTTGTAGTAGTCCTGCCAAGCCTTGCGTCGCGCGGTCTCGGCCTCCGTAGCTGCAATCTGCGCTTGCACAACAGCCTTCTCGTACTTAGCCGGGTCCTCTGGCTCTTGACCTTCGGGGACGGGCAACGCCGCCGTCTCCTTGGCGACCCTCAATGCCTCCTTCGCCCACTGCAACTTCAGTTGTGCGTATTGCGCTTCCGCTTGCGCTGCCAACACGGTCGCATAGGCAGCATCCACTTGGTCCCACTGCAGGTGTATGTTCGCTTTTTGCTGGGCCTCTGCGTCGTCTAGCTTCTCAAGATACTTGTCTATCTGTTCCAGGTACTGTCGCATGGCCGAGGCGCGGCGCTTCTCGTCCGCCTCTTCAGCCGGCCTTTGCGGTGCGCCCCCAGGAGGCTCCACCTCTCCAGGCTTCGGGTGTACCCTCTTCTCATAGGCCTCCTCTAGACCCGCCAGTAGTGTGGCCCTAAGACCTAGGACTTTCGCCGTGGCAGCTATGACCCCCGTATCAGCATAGCCCTTTAGCTTCTCCTGCGCCGCGCTCAGCGTGTCCATCGCCCCGGCGGTGCGCTCCATCTCCTGGCGTAGTTCCATGTATTCCAGCCGCAACGCGATGTTCATCGGGTCCCGTCGGAGCCTGAACGACAGCCATGCGGCACGTAGGGCATCAAGACCTGACTTGAAGTGGACTAGCGCCTTCACGAAGTCCAGGAGCACGACGGCAGCGCCGGCGAGGTGTTGCGAGAAGCCAATAACTGCGATCGCCGCGCGGGCCCCGAAGTCTATTATGGCTCTAGCATAGCCCAGTATGCGCTCCTTGCCGTCCGTGGTGGTCTGTTGCGTATGCTCCCTCAGCTTCTGCAGGTGGTCAAGGTATGCGTTTATGCTCTCAAGTACCAGCCCTGCCGCCATCACCCACTCCGTGCTCAGCCCCTTGGTGAACTCGAACAGCCGGGCCCGCAGGTTGGCAAAAGTGGCCGCCAGTGCCTTCATCGCGCCGCTAAAGGTGTTCGCCTTCTCCGCCGCATTCTTGGCCGCTACGCCGTGTAGGTTTATTTCAGCGGTGTTCGCTTTGATGGCGGGTCCGGTCTGCCGTAGCATCACTTGCGCCGCCGCCGCCGCGCGGACTCCGAACGCCTGCGCAATCAGGCTCGCAGTCCAAGTCCCGCTGCGAAGCCACTCGATAAACTCCGCCGCCGACTTGGAGTGCTTCCCGAAGTCGAATACGTCTAGGCCGGCCTGCTTGAAAGCCGCTGCCATCTTATCCGTCGGGTCAAGCAGTTGCATCATCATCTGACGGAAGTAGACACCGGCCATCTCTGCATTACCGAAGGTGCCGACTAGGGGGTTCGCTACGGCGAGGGTCTCAGAGAGGGTCCAACCGAGCATAGAGGCCGCCAGGCCCATGCTACGCATAACGCCGACGACCTGATCGCCCTGGAGGGCGGTATTGTTCAATGCGCCAACAAGGTTGTCAGCGATATAGGTCATGTCCTTAGCTGTGAGGTTGAACTGCCGCATCAGCGTTAGCATGAGCAGCGTGGTCTCGTTCTGGTCCGTGCCGAGAACGATGGTGGCCTGCGTGATGGGCAGCATCATGCGCTGCATCTCTGCAACGCTAAAGCCTTCGGACGCCAAGCGCCTGTAGCCGATAGCCGCCTGGGTGGCTGCTATGCCGATGTTCGCCAGGTCGGGCGATAGGGTAGCCGCCTTGATTTCAGCCATCTGCTGGGCTGTCGCGCCAGACTGCAGCTCCACATCTTTGAGCGTAGCCTCAAGCTCGCCGCCGACCCCGTTGACCTTCTTGAACTCGCCGACCGCCGCGTTGAGTGCGGCACGGAGGGCCATGAACCCTAGTGCCGCCGCTGCTGCCGCCGCAATGCCGACGGCGACCAACACGGCCTTGAGGATGCCGAGGGCCACGGCTGCGGCTGCCGCTGCCGCGCTCATACCGCCAGCAGCGGCGGAGGCCCCGGCCTCCGCTGCCGCCGCCGCTTCTGCCGCTTCTGCTGCTGTCCCCTCGCTCGCGGCCAAGGTCCCCGCAGAAGCCGCCGCCGCCAGTTGGCTCCTAGCCAGCGCCTTGCTTGACAGGGCCGCCTCCCCCTCAGCCCCGACTATTCCTTGGGTAGCTAACGCTGCGCTAGTTTCTTGCGTCGCCAAAGCCCGCGCGGCCAACCCCTCTTGGCTGAGCCCTGCGCTTACAGCCAGCGTGCTACGCGCCAGGAGCCCCTGGGCAGCAGTCAATAGACCCTCCGCGCCAGCCGCCCCCTGCGTCGCCTTCTGCACCTCGTGCGTGGCCGTGCGGACGCCCATCATGCCGGCGCGGTAGGTCGACTCACCTACCAACTTTAGCACCGTCAGTAGCGTATCTACGGCCTCGGGCATGGGAAGCTCCTAAACGGGGTTGAAGTCCTTCAACTGCTGCTCTATCTGCGGATCCTTGAATTTGTCCCCGCACCGGTCACAAACCTTGGTCAGGTTCTCCTTGAGCACCTCGTACTGACAGACTGGGCACAATCGCACGTTCCGCATATCGCGCAATGCCAGAAGCTCCTGCATCTGCCGAATGCCTAGCGGCACCTCGTCCGGATGGCGGTGAAGTAGGTCTACGCAAGCGTCGAGTTCTGCGAAGCGCCGGCCATCGAGTCGAAGACTTTTTTTGTGACCATCATCTCCAGCGACTCAATGCCGGAGATTTCTTGAATGCGTTGCACCACTTCGTCCAGTTCACCGGCCTTGCTACAACTGAGTTCCTCTTCCCACTCCGCCACGGTCAGCTTCGGCTCGCGCACCCCGTAGGCCAGATAGCACGCCTGCTCTTTCAACTGCATAGCAATAGTCTTTGCCAATGCATCGCCTTTCGTCCGGTCGGAGGCGAGCCCTCGCTCCATCTTCAGACGAACGCTATCTGCCCAAGAGATAGGGCCGATGCGGCAACCGTGTACGACCTCGGTCGCCTCATACATGCCCCGGTGCCGCGCTCGCAACTCCTCCTTGGTCAAGACGTTCGCAGGCGCTTCTGCCGCCCCGGTCTCCGCAGACTCGTTCTCCGCCAACGGCTCTGCCGGCGCTTGCTCGTCTGCCACAGCGTCGTGGCGTCCCTCTTCAGTGCCCATGATCCGTTCTCCTAGCTGATGCTAAAGGTCCCATGCGATTGCAGGGTGATGGTCTGCTCGTTGGCCTCGTCGCCGACACTACCGCCTGCCTCGGTGATGCAGAAGGTCCCCACAAGTTCGCGCCCGTCCATCAGGTCACTGGTGACGGTGACCAAGTTGCTCGTGGGCGGCAGGAACTGGTCTAGCGCCCAAGTCCCGTTGGCCAGCACGAAGGCGCTCGTCTCGATCCTGCACCCGAGGCGCGTCGGGGTCACATACTCCCAGTTGTCTCGCGGGCCGGAGTGGTCGAAGGTCCTCTGCGTCACCGTGAAGCGGGCACTGCGGAAGTTGCCAAGGAAGTCGGCGGTCCCCAGCTTGTGGATAGTACCACTCTTTGCGTAGAAAACCTGGTCAGGCATTGTCCTTGTCCTCCTTTGGTCTGTACAAGTGTCTTCAGTTCCTCGCAAGATATTGCGGCACAGCCGAGGCGTTGCACGGCACAGCCTGCGGCTAGGTTCGCCAGGACGGCGGCCTCCGAGTAAGTCGCGCCCGCTAGCAAGGCTGCCGTGACCGTAGCCGTCACGGTGTCGCCCGCGCCCGTCACGTCGCGGGCCCGGCCTGTGATTGCCCGCAGGCGCGTCTCGCGCCCGTCGGCCTCCAACACCAGCAAGCCCTTCTCGCTCCGCGTTATCAGGACCGCCGCCAAGCCCAACATCTCCAACAACTTCTTGGCGGCAGCACTCGCCTCCGCGTCGGACGCACAAGGCGCGCCGGTAGCTTGGCCGGCCTCCGAGGCGTTCGGGCAGATCACGTCCGCGCCCCTGCAGTACAGAATGTTCTGCGGCTTGGGGTCGGCTACAATCAGAACGCCACTGGCCCGCGCCAGGTCGATCAACACCGTTGTCAGCTTCGCACTCAAGCCGCCCTTGTCATAGTCACATAAGACAAGGGCCTCAGAGCGCTTCGTTGCTTCGGCTGCTGCCTCAAGTAGTTGCTTCTCCAACTCTCGCGGCAACGGCATCTCGTTGTCGCGGTCAATCCGCGCCACCTGCCGCCCCCTGGCGAGCACGCGCGTCTTGCGTGTGGTTCGGACTTCAGGCGCGACTAGTAGCCCCTCCGTCACTGCCCCCGTTCTCATCAGTTCCTGCTGGAGCCTAGTCCCCGTTTCGTCCGCTCCGAGGACGCCGCAACAGGTCACCTCGAGGCCCAGCGCCCTTAGGTTGCGGGCCACATTGCCGGCCCCGCCAGGGAGAATTGCTTCTCCGTTCACCGACACGATCGGCACCGGGGCCTCCGGCGAGACGCGCCTCACCTCGCCGAACAGGTATTCATCCAGCATGTAGTCCCCGACAACGACCACGCGCCGGCCCGCAATGTCGCGAAGCAGCCGTTCCAGATTGCTTGCGTCCAGCAGCCCCCTCACTTGCCAGTCTCCCTGTAGTAGCCCCGTCGGCGGGCGTTGTGCAAGTTCCGGTCCCGCTCAGCCTTAGTCCGCGCAACAGCCTCGTCCAGAATAGGCCGGGCAATCATCTTCTTGGTGCCTAGCATGTACTTCGCCCACGGCGCGGTATTCATCACCGTGCACGTTATCCCATCCGGGTTCTTCTTTACATTGACGCGCCAGGCACCGTACAACGCACCGGACTGTCGGTTGATGATGTGCGCCCTTACCGGCGGTCGCGGATTCCGCACCGCGTAGGGGTGCCCCATCTTGCGCAGTTGCGCTAGGGAGAAGAAGCGCCGTTGCGAGAACTGCCGGGCCTTGACATAGACCAGATTTGCGTTGTCCCGCACAGCCGCCCTGACCTCCTCCACGTACTTGTCCGAGCGGCTGCGTAACCTCGTCACGAGATAGCCCGCATTGCTAACTGTCACCCGCGCACCTCGTCCTGATAGTAGACCAACGTGAGGTCTATGTGGTATAGGCAGAGGTTGTGGTCCGCCAGGTCATGCGTTGTCGCATAGTCCACGCCGAACCTGCCTAGCTGCCGATCAGAAACGACGCTCCCATCTAGCTTCGGGCCGGCGTCCATAATCGCGCTCAGTACCGCTTCGCCGACCTTGCGCGTCATCTGATATATGCGCGCGCTCACTCCTGTCGCGCTCGCCGCGCCGGTCGGCAGGATAACCCATACGGTCACTGGCAACTCCATCCGCCACTTGGCCCCGCCCTGCATGGCCGCATCCGTATCCGCCACCTCGATCACAATACTCGGATAGTCCTGATCCAGGTCCTCCAGGCAACGCAGGAGTGGCCCCTCAATCATGTGCTGCCACGTGAACGTATGACTGCCCACGGTGACGCTTGTGCCGATAGCCGCCCGCAAGTCGTCCAGCGCCTCGTCGGTGCCTAGCGCGAAGCTCACTGCGCCCGCCTCCGTTCAATCAGCGCTTCGAGGTGGTGCGGCTCTCCTCGCAGCCTACGCACCACCGGCTTCTCGGTCACAATCCACTCCTCGCCGCTACCCAAGTCCACCACAGTATCCCGCGCCTGTACGTCGGCGTCATAGGTTGCTAGCAGCCGCGCCAGCAGCGTACCTTCCTTGCCCGCCGCAATCATGTCGTCGGTCAACGCCAGCGGGCAGATCAAACAGGCGATCCTCCGCTCTTCGATGGCCTCCTCGCCCAGCACCATATCCAGGTCCGTATCCGCACTGACCGGTCGGCGCTTGACCCGGCACGCCTGCGTCAGGTTCGCCTCAAAGCGCTCCCTCGCGTTGCCAACTGCCATTAGCGGAATGCCCCCATCGGCAAGCGCACTGGCTTTTCTGCCTCGGCATCAGCATTCTCGGTCGACGACGGCTTCGACGCCTTCTTGCCTGCCGTCTCCGTTGTCGTCACGGACGAGTTCGAGGTCGGGGACCCCGCTGTTGCCCCATCCGTTGCCGCGTCCGGCGGCGCCTTCGGCTCGCCACTGGCCGCCTGCTCCTCCGTCAGTCTGTCGTTTGCCACGTGTTATCACTCTCCTCACGGCGTCAAGGACCTCCCCCACCTCTATCGCTTCCATCATCGCACACGTCGGCCTGCCGCATGGCAGCTTCTCGCCGTGTTGGGCATGTGTGAAACAGCCCTCCTCGTGTTGGGGGCAGGTCCCGGGATGCTGGACAGGCACAATGCTCGGCAAGTTGATGCCGCGCAATTCCCACGGGAAGGTGCCGTACAAGCCGACGCTCGGCACCCCCAACGTCCCCGCCAGGTGCAGCGGGCCGCTATCTGAGCCGACAAAGGCGTCGCAGGTCTTGAGGGCTACAGCCAGCGCCCTCACAGAGGGCGTGAACCCCGTGTAGTCCAGAATGGTATCCCTCGGCGGCGGCACGCTATACGAATGCCCCCCTACCTCGGCGGTCCATAGCGGAGCCTCGCTAGCGTGGCCTAGCAACACCACCTCAAACTGAGCGCTTAGTTCGTCAATCAGATACAACCATCTCTCGCCCGGCCAGACCCTGGCCGGGGACTGCAAGCCGAAGTGCACGCCGACACGCGGGAACCGCTGCTCCGGCAAGCAGACCAGACGCTCCTCGCCCGGCATCAGACAATAGTCCGGCGTCTCGTCTTCCAGCTTGACGCCGAACCACTCGGCGAATAGCTGATGCATCGGCAACTGCTGTGCCTGCGGAGCGCCGATGACTCCTCCCATTGAGACGACGGCCTCGTACTGTTCGGCCAAAATCCTCGGCACAAGACCGGCGCTGACGTTGCCAAGGTATGGCAGGTAGCGCCATTCCGGCGCGCTGCTCCCCACGTTGCACACGTCTACCTGGCAGGTGGCCGCCCTAGCTATCTCACGGAGGGCCGGCGTCAGTTGGATACGGTCACCCAGCCCCCCGCCCGCAATGAGCAGCAGGTTCCTCACCTTGCCGCCATCCCACGGGTTCGGCACCTCGTAAGGCTTATGCCTCCCGACCACCCCGTTCTTGCGGAGTTGCTCAAGCACGGGTCGGAACACCAGATAGCAGACGCCGGGCTTGAGGCCAAGCGCGACCGCGTTGCCGCCGTTGGTCGGCACGAACTCCACGAGGCTACAGCTTCTGCCCGTCTCGGACGCCATCATTCGCCTTCCTTCTGCCAGATAGTGTGATCACTGCCAAGGGCGAGCCGGCGGAGGCCCAGCATCGCGCCAAGTCGCTCCAGTCCGGCTAGCGATACAATGCTGATATGGCCGGCCTTCGGTCTGACGTACCACCAGGCGTGCATATCCTCGCCACGCCACAGTTGCGTCTGTACGTAGAGCCAACCGCCGGGCATTAGCTTCTCCCGCGCTATCCACTCAAACGCGCCTGCTAGGTCTGGTCCGAGGTGCTCGACGATCTCAATCATGGTCACTGCCCCGTAGACGCCGACTGCCGGGTGCGCCTCGCCGGCAGTCCACGGATCATAGCCGACGGCTAGGCAGTTGCGCTCCCGCAGCCAGTCCACCCATTGGCGGAGGCCGCAGCCATAGTCCAACAAGGCGTAGGTTTGCACCCAACGCTTCTCGGGCACACCTGCGACGCCTAGAAGTGTATGCCACCTTGCCTCAAAAGCGGAGGAGCTATTGCGCCCACCCTGCCACAACTCTCGGTCCGTCTCGTCGGGATAGCGTACCGACTGCAGCGGACACTGTAGACAACACCCGTCCGCGCAGGCCGAGTAGGTCACGCCGTCGCGCTCGCTGACTGGCGCGGTGTCGCCCCCGCAGACGTAGCAGCGCGTCCCACCGACTTCAGTCATCTTCTTGCACTTGCCTTCCGGCTGCTACCTGCGGCGTCCAGTCCAGCGCCGCGCTGACGAAGGCTAGGTCCTGCCCCGGCGCGTAACCAGCCAGGTCAAAATACTGCTTCGCCAGCTTCGTCATCTTTGCGACTACGTCACGGGTATCGCCCCTCCACGAGCCCGTGTCCACCACTTCGTCGGCACGTGACACCTCGGCGGCCCACGCCGTAAGCGCCAACCCCGACGCGGCCAACACCGAGCCGCCCTCGTCGAGAAAGGCTCGTATCTCGCCGTCCTCGAAGTGCGCGCCGTTCTGGTCTACGTCCTTGTCGCCGATCTTCAGCCGCACTTTGCCGATGTCGGTTGACAGGTCATATGTTTGCCTAGGCATTTTTGCTTTGTCCTGTTATCCCAAAGGGCCGGCCCCCGCCTCGCCGGCGCCGGGGCCGGCCCCCAGAGACTAGCTCGTGACATCCACCTTGCGCATGAACGACCACGCCGCCGGGTAAGCAACGAAGTCATGCCGGATTTTGTACTGCTGGCCATCCGCATCACTCAAGTTGCCCATGTCCTGTGCCCGCACTAACACATCGGGGTCTGTCTTGCCATTCAGGTAGGCAACCTCGACGGTTGGTGCCTCGTTCTGGTCGGCTGCCAGGTACCAGTCTACATCGGAGGTCAGTTGCGGAATCGTCACCACCTGTATGTAGGACAGCACATTCTCGCTGGAGGTGATGATGTCCGAGCCGGTGATGCGCAGAGACCGACTGGTGATTTCCTGCGCAGTCGGCTCCAAGGCCGTCGGCACGATCAGGTACTTGGGCTTGATGCCCAGGTTCTTGAGCGACACGCCCGACGGGTCCTTTTGATTCTCGAAACCCGCAATCTGCGTCTTCAGGTTGTCTGCGCTTAGCCCATAAGCCCCGCTGACCATGTTGCCGTGATGGCCGGCAGAGGTGCTGGTCTCGAACAGGTTGTAGCCGTCGTGCATAACTGGGCCACTCACCGTAGTCGTGGCGTTGGCCTCCAGCACCTGGGCCACCCGATAGTTGATGGTTCGCGCCATCGCTCGACCCATGATCTCCGGCACTCGTGCTAGGTTGCGCTTATCATCGTTGATAAGCATCTGCCTCGTGAGGAAGAAGGTGATGCCGTAGGTCGCCATCGTCGCGACCTCGTAGTTCTCGCTGATACGTGCCTCGTTATAGCCGTGGTTCTCAGGAACGATCGGAATGCGACCGCTCGCCGACGTGCCACCAGCCTCGTCATCAGTGATTAGCTCCAGCATATCCAGGAGCTTCTGCTGTCGAAAGTTCGTAAACGGTACGCCGTCCTTGAAGCACGCCGTCCACGTCTTCGGCACGGCCCCGAACGCTTCCCTCACGTGCACGTCAGTGCTGGCTGCCAGGAGCACGGGCAGGTCATCGGTGACCATCGCCTCGCGCAGGCTCCCGCGCGTGAACAAGTCCAAGCTGCGCCGGTACTCGTATACGTCGCGCGGTCGGTAGCTCTCAATGAGCTTTTCTACGTGTAGGAAGTCGCGATTGAACATTGCGGCTTCGCTCGCACTCAATTGCGGAATCAGTCTCTCAGGCATGGAAATGCCTCCTTTCAGAATCCGAAAGGGCCGCTGCTTCATGGCCGGCCCTCGTCTGTCACTCGCGCAGCACCTTACGGCAGCGCCGTAAAGCGCGCCCTGATATGCGCGATGCCCCCGGCTGCCGGGTCATAATCCACCACGTAACCGACGGTGGTCTCACCCGTGCCTACGGCATCCACGGACCCGTTGGCTTCTACGGCCACCGCGTTCCCCAGACCCAGGTCCGTAGTGCCAGCGACCTGCACCTGGAACACGTCGTTGCTAATGATGACCGGCACGTTGCTCGCGCTGGCCGCTGCATTCGGCATGGCCACGCCGAGCAACGCGCTACCCGCCTTCGGGACGGCCAGCAAGTTACTGGTGAAGCCGACCGGACTCCACGTGATTCCAAGAGCGGTTGTGCCGTTATCGAACTTCGCGGTCAACTTCTGCCCCCGCAGCCAAGTCCACTTATACGTCGCTGCCATTGTCATCCGTCCTTTCAAGCCGCCATTTCAGGCGGCTACTTGTTTTTTTTGACGCCGCAGAACGCAAAAAGCCGCCCCGCTCGCGGGACGACCTCACGCGTCGCGCGCCCGTCTTCCTGCCTGACCCTCCCCGCTGATGCCGTCCTACTTCGCCAGCCCCTCCACCCTCTTCACGTCCTCTAGCACGTTGATCGGCTCGTCCCCTGTCTTCCCCTCCGCCACAACACCCCGCACTCGCCCAGTCTCGCTAAGGGCCGCCCCCAGGTCCTTCACGTACTGAATCTCCGCCTCCACCAGTTTGGTGAACTTGGCGGCGTCCTGGCAGTCACTCCCGGCAAAGTGCGCCTCCACAATCACCCGCGCCTTGTCCGGTAGGTCCGCCTCCGTCAGCTTTGTGCGCACAATCTCCGCCGCCTCCAGTTGCCGGTTGCGCCGCTCCAGCGCCTCTGTGCGCCTCGTCGCCTCCGCCAGGGCCGTCTCCAACCGCTGCACCTCCGCTAACGCCTTGCCCTCCTCGCCGCTTCCTGCCGCGACCTTTCGGTCCGGCTCGACCTTCGGCTCGTCAGGCATGTCCTCCAGCTTCACATAGCCTTCCCGCGCCGCTTCCTGCAAGCTCTCTACCAGGTCGGGGCGCTTGTCCGCCAGCTCCTCGATACTCAGCTTCTCGAAGTCCATATCGTCTACGCCTCCTTGTGCTTCGCGGATTGTTCCGACCTGTCCGCCCGCAGTGGGCGCGGTCACGAAATCCACGGAGAACTTACCGTCGCCCACAAGGGCGACGGGCACATCCACCCAACTCCCTTCCTGCAACCGCTCCCGCCTCGCCCTGTACCCGTGCGGCCAATAAATGCTCAGGCCCGCCGTCTGCCGCACCACGTCGTTGCGGAAAGCCTCCCGCATTTCCCGCCCCGCCGCCGTCCCCAGTATGTAAACGTCGCCTCGCGCCCCCTCCGCCTGACGACCATCCGCATCAGTCCACCGATCATACCGCGCATTGCCGACATACGCCGCCAATGTCCCCAGGCTTCTCTCGGGCCGGTCGCGCGCCTCGCTGGCTGAGGGATGGTCTACATGCGAGAACCCGCCCTCCAAAAAGCCCAGGTGCGACCGGACGAACTCAGGCCGATAGAGGCGCGTCTTCGTCTTGTTCACGCCGGTCCGCAGAAGCACCGAATCCCGCGCCACGGCGATGACCCCCTCGGGCAGGTTCTCCTCCGAGAGCGCGGCCAATTCGATGCTGGCCTCGCGCAGAGGTCCAGCGGAGAAGGTGCGATCCGATCTAATCGGCTCCTGCGACCTCCCTCCCTCTGCGACTTCCGCCGCTGCCTCGAACCTACCCTTCAGGCCCTCGCAAACGGCCCGCGCCTCCGCCGCCGACCACCTGTCCTTCGGGAAGCGGACCGCCTGCATTTCTACGGTATCTGCGCCCTTGGGTTTCATCCAGATCACGTCGGCTTGCTTGCCATTGAAAGTGCGCGCAGTACGGTTATACTGCGCGTCCTGTTCGGGCTGCTTGAGTCGGCAGGCATGTTCGTTCGGGTATGGCATAGTACCACCTCTTTCGGCTTCGGTGAGCCCGGCGGCCCGGCGTCGCGCCCAGATGGCTCGCCCTACTTCTTCTGCCTTAGCTTTAGTCTCGAAGATACAAGAACCCTTCTCGCCCCACTTCCACTTCCCATTGGAGCAGCGAATGGCCGGCACAGTTTATCCTCTTCCCTTCGCCCGCTTAGTGGCCAGCCGTTTCTGGTACGTGGCCCGACCTGTCGCCATATCTGTTATCCGCCCAGAAGGACGGTTGCTGCTTCGCGCTTTCCGTTTGCTACAGTCCGCCACTAGCCCTCCGCCGAGCCAAGGCGATCTGCCCCACCCTCTGCGTCGCCACCCGCTTCTGGTACGTGGCCCGACCTTTCCAGCCGCCCTTGGCCTGCTGCATCAGTTCCACCTTATCCGCCGCCCGCCCCCGCGCCGGCGTCTGTGGCCGGCCATTCCAGAGCTTGACCTCGCCGTCCCGGACTTGTCGGCGGGTATTCTCGAGGGCTGCCGCGTCTACATCCCACTCCTGCTCCCAAACGTCCCGGCAGCCAGGATGCGCGACCGCCCCAAGGCTTGTTGCCTGCTGTATCGTGTACGGGTTCCCCCACGTGATCTGCTCGCAGACCGGGCAAGGTGCTGGCGACCCGCCGAAGTACATCACCCGCGCCTTCGCCACGTTTACGATGCCGCTGTGCACGAGCATATCAGTGTCGGCCTGGAAAGCGGCCTCCTTGTTGACAAGGGCCTCAAGCTGCTCCTGCTTGTACGCCTTAGTCTTCTCCCACGCCGCCCTCCTCTCGGCGGCGGGCAACTGGTCAATGCGCGCCCGCTCCTTCTGCATAGTCCGGTGCAGGCTGCGCGCCATGAGCTTCGCCTGCTTCTGCAACTCGCGGTCTTTCCAGGCCGCCCGCAATTCGAAGTCCTTGCGCCCACCGAGTAGGCCCTGCATGTTCTTAGCGTTCGCCTCATACTTGCGCCGCAGGTCCGCATAGATAGCCGCCTGCAACTTGTCGGCGCTCGGCAGGCTGAGCTTGAACTGCCCGCCTATGGTCGGGGCCTCAGCTAGTAGTCCTCCTCGGTAGCTCTCCACCGTCTTATCGGCTCCTCATGCAGTAACACCGCCCGGCGAATGCGCCAGCTCTCCGCGCTCGGCGACTCGTCCTCAGAATGTTTCCAGTGACGGTCTCGCCGCCGATCCCGCGCCGACTTCGGGCGCTGTGGCCGGCGCTTGCTCTTGTGACGGCCCACTGAGCACCGCCTCCAGCTTCGCAGTCTTGGTCTCGTCTTCGTCCTTTTCCTCGTTGAGTAGCTCCTCGAGCCGCGCGGGGATGTCGTCGAAGCTCAGCAGCTCAAGTAACCGTTGCGCCGCCTGCTCCTTGGTCAATAGGCCCGCATCATAGCCGTCCATGATCGCTTTGCCCACGCTCGCAATGTCCGGCTCCACCATCCGCAAGGCGGGAATATCATAGGCAACGTCCTCGGCGGCTATGCCGCGCTGCTGCATGACAAAGCCGAAAAGTGAGCGATAAACCCAGAGCCAGAGGGACTGGTACGCCTCCAGGTGGCGCAGAATGGGAAGCTCCATGCTTCTGCTTGTGGCGAGGTTAGCATTCTCAGGGTCCGCCAGGTAGTGCAACGCCAGGCCCATGCCGGCGGCGCTCGCGATGCGCATCAGGCGTGAGTTCTGCCAGGCGTCACCGGCATTCGTTGAGGCCCTGTCCACCTTCAGGTCCATTCCCGGCGTCATCAGATTGAGGCTTGCTGTCAACGGCGGCTGCGGACTGCTGCTGTCCGACGTGCTTTGCAACGCCTGTTTCAGCGTCTCAACCGCCTGCGCGTTGCCCTGCACCTGCAGGCGGTTCATCAGCGCCGCGGTCGCTCGGCTGATGGTGGCCTGATCCTCCGCTATATTCTTCGCGGCTATACTCCACGGCAACGACGCCATCAACGCGGAGTGGCCGAAGCCGGTCTCGTCAATGCAGTCAATTGCCACGTGCATCATGTAAATGTCGTCGGGCGCGTCAATCTGACCTGCCAGCGGGTCGAGGCTAGGGTCGGTATTGGCGTAGTCCCGTCGGAAGGTGTAGTTGCCAAGTGGTGCCTCAACCCACCAGTCGCCGCTTGAGCGCGTGCGATCGAAACGACGCTGCTTCTCCTCGATCACGTAGTACAGCGGTCGCTCGGCGTCGTCCGGGTCAAAGAGGATGTCCTTCACAAGGAGGGAGCCAACGCGGCGCACCCGCACCGTCTTATCCGCCGCCACGAACAGCGCCAGAAACAAGTCGCCGTCAATGAGCAGTTGATTGCTGCGTTGGTACTGTCTCGGTACGGAGAAAAGCGCCGCTTGATTGCTCGCCTCGTTCCAGAAGTCCGTCAGCGGCTGAACAGCCTGCCTTGCCTCCTCGACGGTCTGATCCTTGGCGCGCGCGGCACGCGGCCCATCTATGCCGGCCCCAAACGCGAACCTGGTCATAGTCCAGATGCCGCATTTGAGGAACGGATCGGTGAGAAACGCCCGCCGCGCCAGCGGGATCATGACCGACCGGTCAATGGGCGCGGCGACCTTGGTACCGTCAACAGTCAGGTTGCGCCAAGCGGCGTCTTCCTTGGCCCGCTCCACTGCCCAGTTGGCGGCGGCCTCGCTGAGGACAGCGGCAGCTTCTCGCAACTCGCGAATAGCGCCGCCGTATTCGCCGCCGGACAGGCGGTCTAAGATCAGATTGCGGAGGCTCATATCGTTACCGGCTCCGTTAGTTGAATGGTGACAACCTGCGGCCTTGCGGCCAAGAGGTGTATCACCCTGAAGGCTCCTGCCGCCGCGTCAACTTGGTCATCGTGTGCCCCCGTCGGGAAGCTACAGATCTCGTCTAAAAAGCCGGGGTTCCAGGGAGCACGTAGTAACTTCACGTTACCGCCCTCGGCCTGCGCCGCTAGCGGCTCGGCGCGAACTTGCTTGCTACCGGTGGCCGGCACCCCCTGAAACGCATAGCCGGCCAGTTCGCGGCGGTAGTCCTCGATAACGTCCTTGCCGCTGCTGCCCGGCTCTTGCTCCATGCCTATGCGGACTGTCGGCCCGTCCAGCGCCGCCGTCTGCCTGATAAGCGCCTTGACCGCCCCGCTGCTCTCCTGGCAACGTTGTACGTCAACTATGTAGTATTCGCCACCTCGGCGTTGCATACGGAGGCCGACAGTCCAGTCCCCGCTGCCGGCAGTGGCCGCCTTGTCCCAGAAGCGCACATCGACGTCAACCACGGCGGGGCCGGCCTCCACGATCGGAAACCACTGCCGCTTGAACATGCCCCCCTCTCGCGGCGAGGGCCGCTGTTGGTATAGGGCCGACCACCAGTAGCTACCGAGGTTGTGACGGATACTTTCCAGCTTCGGGACTGGATAACGGGCCGGCCACAACGCTTCGCCTGGCAGCCGCCCCAACTGATCGTTCTCCTCGGCGATGGCCGGCAGGCTTACAACCTCCCAGCGCTCCCCATTGCCGTCCGCCGTTGCCAGAATGCGCCCGGCTATGTCATCATAGTGCCAGCGCGTCTCGATGATGATGACGGCCGCGCCAGGCTCACAGCGTGTTGCAAAGGTGCTCAGATACCAGTCCCAGGACTTCTCTCGGTAGGTGAGGGACTGCGCCTCCTCGGCGTTTTTCACCGGATCGTCCAGGATCAGCAGGTCCGCGCCGCGCCCCGTGATTGCGCCGCCGACGCCGGCAGTCACCATGCCGCCCCCGTGCCTCGCTATTTCCCACTCCGACGCCGCCGCCCGGTCGGGATTCAACTTGTGCTTGAATAAGCCCGCCTCTGCCGCTTCGGCAAAGGTATCCCGTGCCTTGCGGCCCCAGCTTGCCGCGAACGTCGCCTCGTAACTGCACAGCAGCACGTGACGCTCCGGCCACCAACCGAGATACCACGCCGGCAGGTAGTGGGAGATCATTTCGCTTTTGCCGTGCCGGGGCGGCATAAACACCAAAAGCCGCCGGCAAGCGCCAGCGGCAGTGTCCATCAGCTTGCGATTGAGGTAGTTCAGGTGCCTAGCAAGTTTCCACCGGCCCCGACTCATCTCCCTCGCATACCCCGCCGGCGTCGCCTTCGCCACCGGCAACTGCCTCAACCAGGTCACATAGCGCTCGTCTAGCGCGTTCGTTGCTAACGACCTCCCGCATATGATGGTCATGCCGCAGCGGCCCGGCGTTCGGGTCCTGGCCGAGGCCGATTGTCTGCTTCACCGCGCCCTCCGTCCGGTTCAGAATCTCCTTGGCGGCACCCACGTCACCAGCCTTAGCAGCCTCCACGAGGCAACGCCACGCCGCGCCGTGCGCTTCGCGGCGCATGTCCTCAAGGACCTCTGCGCACGCCCGCTCCCATTCCTCGTCGCGGTTGCTATCCCAGAGGCGGATCGTACTTTCGGCAGCCCCAATGACGGCAGCGGACTCGGCCCAAGTGCCGCCTTCCTTATGGCGCACATAGGCTACTTGCAATTTTGCGGGGTAGGTATACATGGCGCATCGTGCTACCCGAAACGCTAATAGTTGCTAGTCTGGCACCACGGCTGGAATGAGAAAAGCCGCCTCGGTAGAGGCGGCCATCATCCAGGCATGGTGATAGGTGTTATGCAACCGTGACTATAGCGAGCGCCGGCAGCTTTGTGACACTCCTCGCCGACGAATCGGCGGGGCTTCTCGCTTCGTCCCGCCCCTGAAGGGCAGTCCGCGATGGCCTCGTCCAGGCCTCTTGTGGATCTGGTTCATTGATGCCATTAGCGGCGTTTTCAGCCTGCGAATGGCGTCCTATCTACTGGAGCTAAAGCCCTATGGCCGTCGTCCAGGCACGGTGATAGGTGTTATGCAACCGTGATTGTAGTGACCGATGTGCGCTTTGTCAAGACCCCTCCCGTAGAATCTTGCGCCGGCCTTCGCGGTCAAGGATCGCGATTTCCTCGCCTCCCTCGAAAATGCAGAGTCGCACAAGGCGGGAGGCGGCGGCAAGGCAAGCCAGGTGCTCGCCCTTCGTGAATGATTCTATCCCGCTCTCCACGGCCACTTCCTCGCGGCGCTTGCGTCGGTCGTCAGGCCCCTCGCCAGAGAGCAACTCGCCGCTTTCCAGCTTGCACACGTAGCGGATCAGATCGCGCAGTTCTGGCAGTTTCGGCTCGGGCAGCGGCTCGCGAGGCGGCGAGGAGTAGAGGCCAGCCAGGCGCGGCTTTTGCCGGCTCGTAGCATCAGAGCGCGACCCCCCGAACTCGGAGGCAAGGAGGACCTTGACGCGCTTTTCCTGATCGGCACTCAGCGTCTCGCGCAGTGCCGGCCTGCCGGGGCAGTCACGTTCGGTGCCGCAGTACAGTAGTTCCGATAACGGCATAGTAGTCGCTCCTCGGCAAGTGTTCAATACGCTCCCAATCGCCTCAACAGCTCCTGATGGCCTTCCCGCGCCTCCCCCGCCAGGGCCACGCCTATGGCGTCGGCCACGTGATGCTCCCCTGCCCTTAGCTTCAGCCCGAAGCGGAGGTTAGCCAACCTGACGTGAGCAACCTTATCACCGCTGACGCTGCCCGTCAACGCCGCGAAGCCCTCCTGTGCCGTGACGACCGCCAATTCCGCCCCAGCAGCGCCGGCCTCCCGCGCGATATACCAACCGAGCAGCCAAAGCCACTCCGTGTCTCGCGCCTTGCGCCGCAGTTCGGCGCCGGTCGTCAGCCAGGTCGGCACCTGCGGCTTCTCCAGCGCCACGACTGCTGGCCGCTTTTCTGCGAGAAGGTTGCGCACATAGCCGGCAGCCTGTTCGCAGAGGCGGCACTCGTCCCCCAAAGTGCGCCTTCGGATAGCGTCACGCGGCGGCCCAGGGCCGGGGCTGGCCAGATAAAAGCAGCCATGATCAAGAAGCTGCCAGTCCAAGACCAGCGCCCAGGCCAGCCGACGGCCCAGGTCGAAGCCGAGGGTGAGGCGATCAGGCATCCTTAGCCTCCTCCGCGCTCAACTGCCGCCGCTCAGCGCCAGGAACGCGCCCGTCGGAATAGGTCCTCTGCAGTTAGCGCGGCGCATTCGGGGCAAAGATAGCGCAGAGGGCGCAGCCCATCGCAGGTCCGCTCGGTGGGCCAAGACTGCGCCTGCTCGGCGTCAACCCACTCACGAGACTGCAACTCGGTGCCGTCGCAAAGCTTGGTGGCTGGCGCTTTACGCGGGTCCCTCCTCCCTCTTACCCATACCTTGGCGAAGTGCTCCTCCTGGCAGGGCTGACCGTCCTTCAGTTGCCGAACTAGGAGTATGATTTTGCATCACCTCCGACCTTGCTCGCGCGTTCGCCCACGGCATCCACGGCTGTAGGCTCTTCTTGACCAGCCATTTCGTGCCCGGCGCGTCCCGCATCACCGCCGCAAGGTCTCTACCGAATGCAAGCAACCTGTCTCCCGGTTCGCGCCATTCCGGGTGGTGCTCTATGAGCCCGACGCGGATGTCCTGGACACCCAGGGTGAGCAGGACCTGTATCGCCGCTAGGGCCTCTGCCGTCTCGATGACGGGTTCTACTGAGGCCCAGGTATAAATGCCGCAGGAGACCGCGTGGGCGATAGCGGTGCAGCGACTGGCAAGCGGGGCGGTGCCGTGCTCCCATTCTTCCCGCTTACGCTCGCTATCCCACACTAACGACGTTCCAAACCAACCGCTAGTTTTCTCCAATAGCGCGAACGCTTCACAGGCGGCAGTCCCGAACTTCGTCAAGACCGCCACGGGCCGCTCGTAAGCGTGACAGAGCCGCAACGCCCTCGTCGTCAGCCCATAAGCGGCCTCTAAGGGTTGAAACGGATCCGTAGTAAACGACAAAAGAACCCGCTCGCGGCTGCCTTCCCTCGCCAAGTCACCCAGGTCAGACGCAAACTTTTTCAGTGCCCCCTCGCGGGGTCTCGGACTCTCGTGAAACTCGGCCTTGTCAAGCCGGACGGTTGCCGGCGCGAAGCAGTACTTACAGCCGCCCGTACAACCGCGATAGAGGGAGCACGCCAGCGGGAAGCCGTATTCTCCGCTACGACTGCTCGGCGAGGGACGGTAGATTATGCGTAGATTCGGCACAATTAGCTCCCCTTCTCGGCTTCGCGGATCGCCGCCTCACACAGACTCTCAATGCACTTCTCGCTGCCACGAACCCGGTCGCACCTTTCGGCTCCCGGGCAGCGGCCGGGTCCGACCCGGCAACGCCACTGAAGCTCACAAGCTACCGCCTCCAGGACGGCCCACTCCAGCGCCGCCCTCGGGACCATCGGCCCGATCCGCTGATTGCCCTCGCGGCCCGCCAGGGAGCCAATGGACTTTCGGAACATGTCCTCTTCAGGTCGACCATCCTTGACTTGGCGAATGATGACTAGCATTTCTAGCTTCCCTTCCCTCCCTCGCGGATCGCTGCCTCGCACAGGCTAGCAACGCAGCTCTCGCTGCCACGAACCCGGTCACACGTCTCAGCTCCCAAACAGCGGCCAGGTCCGACCCGGCAACGCCATTCCAGCTCACAAGCTACCGCCTCCAAAACCGCCCACTCCAGCGCGGCGCGAGGGACCATCAAACCCTTGCCCTCTTCCTTGGGATCGTCCGGCTCCTGGCGTTCCTTGCACCGCCCTTGCTCCTGCAACATCTCCAGTTTCTGACTGCAACGGGCCGCGCAGCAGTCGCAAGGAGGAGTCTTGGCCCGTTCGCGCAGCCATTCAAGGATACTGACGTTGGCCTGAGTGGTATCCATGGCCCGGGTGCTCATAGATATACGACCTCTCAGTACGGCTCCAGGTAGAGCTTGTCCTGGTCCGCCAGGTGCTCGGCATGCACCTTGATGCCCTCCAGCGTCTGGGCCGTCTCCTGCTGCCAGGTCGCCACCAACTCCGCGATCCCCTCCGCCAGCTCGCGCACGTTGCCCACGATCTTGTCGCCTGCCCACCGTGTTTGCACACCCATCAGGAGCTGGCCCGTGGGCAGCCAGACCGTCTTCACGGCCTCGTCGGCGGCGGCTACCTCGGCCAGGGGCAGCAGGCGGAAGATGCCGTTGATGCGGCCAATCTGGTCGCCCGTCAGCGCCCGCTCACACAAGCCCATCCCGCCAGCGCTCGTATTCTGCCACAGGATGCGCTCTGGCCCCTGAGGACGCAGGTACATACCCGTGTGCCCTACGGCGCCGCCACAGGTCTTGCACTTCTTGCCGCCGCCCATGTAGACCAGGTCCCCGGGCTCCATCGCCGCGAAGGCAATGGTCGGGTAGCCAGCGTTCTTGATGGCTCGACACGTCGCGCCAGCGCAGCACCGCGCTTCTGGCCAACGCCACTCCTCGCCGTACACCGTACCCTCGATCAGCTCCCGGATGTTCTGCTGGCAGTGGCCCAGCTCGTGGACGCTCTCGAACCGCACATGCCCGATGACCGGGATCAGACCTTGCTTGTACTGCCTCCAGACTTCGGCCGCGGTGGCCAGGATGTCACGGCTGGTCTTCGCTGTCGTCAGGTACTTCATCTGCATCGCTCCTTCGGTTGTGCACTATACCAGTCCGCCATGATCGCCCGGAATGCCCTGTCCTTGGCTTGCCACTTCCTCTGCTCCCTTCTTGCCCGCCATCCGTCTGGCGACCGCGGCAGGAAGACGGCCCGTTGCAGGCTCCACCCCTCGCGCCTGCTTTGCCTGTGCAGGGAGTTCATTTCCAGACAGTGGTTGCGGATGCTCACCTTCGGCTTGAACAGGTCGCATGATCCCAGGTCACGGAAGGCGCTACGTGGGCCATTGCGCTGCGTACAGTCCATTAGGCCCCGCGCCCACATGCCGCCCTTACGGAAGGACATGCGCGGGTTCAACCCCGAGGCGTGCGCCGCGTTGCAGAAGCTGTAGTACCAGTCTGAACCCAGGCCAATGCGCTCGTGCTCGTTGACGAAGAACCCGCACAGGCCCTTGCTGTATGACCAGGGAGCCACCCTCGCCCACAGGTAGGCGCACTTGGCGCGGCGCAACTCAGAGGCACTTGGTGCAGGGGGTGGCATAGGCAGTGCCAGTGACAGGTTGAGTAGGCGCTGACCATCGCCCTCCTCCGGCCCGAGGTCCGACGGCGCGACGGCAGGTCCCGGCTCGCCCTGAGGGGAATCCAGCAGCGCGGCAGGCCAAGGATTCCCTACTTCGCTTGCTGCATCCGCCGCCGTCCTGGTGCTCCCCGCCAAGAGAACCGCCAGGGCGGCGGCTACAGCTAGGGTGCTGCGGTGCATGACTCCTCCTCGTACTCAAAGCAGTTGGGTACGATGTCGCCCGCGTCTCCGATCCCGTACCCCTCCTCCAGTTCCTCCGCCGGGCCGATGTAGGCCAGGTACATCACGAAGGGTCGGCCCTTCCCCAATGAGCAGCCGGAGAACTTGGTCCAACCGGGCTGCTTGGGCTTGTGCCGACCGCAGCGGACACCGATGTTCTTGCGTGCCGTACAGAAGTCACCAATATGGACGGGTAGGCGCTTGCCGCAAACCTGGCAGGGAAGCATCGGCGTGTCACACATATGGGGACAGCTCCGTAGAAACCTCAGTGTCCTGGTACGCGGTCCGCTTACGCATCTGGGCCCACCTACCCCTTGCCGATCTCCGCGCGATGCTGCCGGATCAGCTCAGGGTCCGACTGTCTATCGCTGAACCGTTAGGGTCGCAGCGTCTCTGGCTCTCGATCCCGGTCTCCAGCCGGATCGGCATGTTCTCCTTCCAGCGGTCGGCCATACGCTCGAACTCCGGGATCGCCACCAGGTCATTCCACGACCTATTACTGGCGATCACCGTCGCCCGCCGATGAGCGTGGCGCCACTTCAGCCAGCGGCAGATCGCTTGCAGGGAGGGGTTGGCCGCTCCGGGTGCTGCATCGCGGATGTCATCCAGGTCGTCCAGTAGCACGAGGGCCTTGTCGCGGTAGGGCCAGCCGATGTCGTCCTCCCGCCAGTCGTCCAGCGAGTTGAAGATGAGTTGCGCCAACACCATCCCGCACTCCACGTAGACACAGGAGACCTCCTGTTCCCAGGCAACTCGCGCAATCAGAGCCAGCAAGCAGGTCTTGCCGACCCCGAGGTCGCCCCCGAGGTAGAGCCCGGCGCCCTGCCCCACGTGCTGGGCCAGACCATCGCAGTACCGCTTCACGTCCTCCCCCCAGCTCGCCGGCAGTGTGGCCGGGATGTTGTCCCACGTCGCCGACCAGAAGCGCCTGGGGATGCCGATTTCCTCGAGGCCCGCCCGGACGCGCTTCTCCCGCTGCTCGCGGTCTGGCGGGCGCTGCTCCTGGCGCTCTTCCCTCCGAGCCGCGGCCGCCTTCTGACTGGCGATGAAGGCCTCTATGCGCAGGCGGTCGGCTTCGGTGATGACCCGCGCCGGCTCTTTGGTGTGCTCCCTGATTGTCTCCTGTGGCCCATGGGCCCGAGGTACTCTCTCTGCTACCATCAGACACGTCCCTCTTTGAACTTCGTGTCGGCGATCCGCTTTGGCAGTCGTGGCGAGGCCCGCGAGCGGCCGTTGCTGCCTTGCCAGGTCCAGGGCTGGTTCATCGCCTTGTGGAACTGCGAGCAGAAGTACGGCCAGCGCTTGGCCCCTTCGGGAATGGCCTGGGGGCGGTTGTCTCTCAGCCAGTTGACCCACTCCTGTACCAGGGGAATGCCCTTGGCGGCAATCGCCGCGGTCAAGCCGGAGTACAGATTGCGCTTAGCTCCTGGCGGGTCGGTGGCCACCCCCTGCAGGCCGAAGGCCTCATAGGCGTCCTGGATGGCTTGCTGCTGAGGGTTGAGGGAAGGAGGCTCGGGCTCGGGCTCGGGTTCTGGGGGCGCATCAGGAGAGCCGAAGGCCGGGGGTCGCGCGCGCGCGCGCGAGGCCTTTGTCGTTGCCTTATCCTTTGTCTCATGTCTGAAGTCTGAAGTCTCACGTCTCACGTCTGTAGTCTGGGGCACTTGGTCCGGGGAGCGGTCCCGGGACTGCTCTTGAGAGTCGTCTTGGGACTGTAGCTCCTGCAAGGTCGGTACGTCCTGGGGACTGATACAGAACTTGACACATTCTGCCATGAACTTCTTGCCTTTGTAGACTCCCTCCCTGACCTTCGCCAAGTATAGGACAAGTGACGGAGGAGGAGACCAATCCGGCGGGTGCGGTAACTCCAACTTCCCGACACGGTGCCAGGACTGGTCAGGGTTATTCTCAAAATGGCCTGTGTTGTAGAGGTATTCCTGCCCGTCCACCTCGTACCGCGTAACCAATCCGTAGGTGCTATTCTCAAGTACGGCCAGGAGTTCAGTGATCTTCTGCGCGCTGAGCCGGTCAGATAGCGGCGCGACAATGCCCTTCAGGAGTTTGGGATGCGCGGGGAACCGGCCCCAGACCCCAGCCTTGGCGATCATCAGCGTAAAGAGGATAAACGCCTCCGGTTCCTCGTCAATGAGGTTGCCAATCTTGAGACTTTGGGTTGTGCTCGCGTGGAGCTTCGTCCAGCCGTCCATTCAGGCACTTGCCTCCCCCAAAGCAAAGAGCCCCGCGCCGGGTCCGGCCGCTCCGGTCAGAGCAGGACGGTCCACGGGCGCGAGGCCCAAAGGTCGCTTTCTGGTTATTGTAGCACGGTAGCCGGACATGATGAAAACCGTCCTTTACGCTCTGACCGGAGCAGCCTGAGCCTACAAGATTGCATTTCAGAAGTCAATAGCCAACAGTTTTTCTCCAGCAAGCCCTTGCCACGAGGTTAGCTCTCAGTGGTCTTCTCCGAGCGCGAGGGCTTGCTGTGGGTCGGCGAACTTGCCGCACTCGTCGCCCCAGACGGTCCAACCGGGCCAAGGGCCGCGCGCGAAACCCTCCAGATAGGGCCCTGTCACCAGCGCCTCGATGCGGTCGTGAACGCAGTCCGGCTTGCGGCTGTGCTCCCGGGGCTTCTCAGTGATTTTCTGCCTTACGGAGGTCGCGCCTGGCCGGCGTCTTGGTTGTCCGCGCGTCGCTAGCCAGCATTGCTCCGTCTCGTGGCGCGTCCAGTAGCCAAGTCCCATGCGCCCTTTGTCCCAGACAAAGGCAACTGTCTTATACTCGAAGCCCCAGTCCACGATGACCTCATGTGCCTGCGGGAACATCGGAGCGATCACCCACAGGAATAGAACGCAATCGGGCAGCGCCAGGTCAGAGACGGGCAGAGCCTTGATCTCTTCGAGCATCATCAGGGCATAGTGCTTGCTCGCGCTCTTGCGTTGGTTAGTCTCAGACCAGGTCCTAAATCGCCACGGCGGGTCCCAGAGCATCGCACCAAACTTGCCCTCCGGGAAGGGGACGCTCATTCCTTCAGCCTCTCTCTCAGTCTCGTGTGCCGCTTGCTCGGCTTGTTGTTGGATACCGCCCGCTCGATGGCCCGCCACTCCCCGATCACTACCGCCCGCTCCCGCGCCCTCGACAGCGCCGTGTACAATAGGTTCCGCTGCAACATCACCCAGTGCGCCCAGCAGGCCACGATGACCACCGTGTCGTACTCGCTTCCCTGGGCCTTGTGGATCGTCAGCGCATAGGCCAGGTCCACGTTCCGCAGGTCGTCAGGCCCGTAGGTCGCCACCGTGTCTGAGAACTCGATGCTCAGCTCGCGGTCCTTCGGGTTCACATCCGCGACCTGCCCGATGTCCCCATTCATCACGCCGCGATCATAGTCGTTGCGCGTCTGGATCACCCGATCACCCAGCCGATAGACCACCTCCGTGTCCCCCATCCCGCGCTTCATCTGGGGCTTGTCCAGCCCGGCCGGGTTCAACGCCTCCTGCAGCATCCGGTTGAGCGCGAACGTGCCTACCGGCCCCTTGCGCATGGGTGTCAGGATCTGCAGGTCGGTGCCGCGGTAGTCGAGCGCCACGCGCATGATCTCCTTGCGGATACGGTCGGCATCATCGGCCTGCCACCAAGTGCATTCGGGCGTGTTCAGAGCGGGTAGCCGGCCCTCATTCACGTTGTGGGCATCGAGAATGATCCCGCTGCCCTCCGCCTGGCGCATGATCTGCGTCAGCTCGCAGACAGGCACGCGGCCACTGCGAATGATGTCGTTGAGCACGCTGCCGGGGCCCACGGAGGGAAGCTGGTCCTTGTCCCCCACCAGCAGGAGCTGTGTGAACTTGGGGTCAATGGCGGACACCAGAGCCTGCGCCAGGCCGACATCCACCATGCTGGCCTCATCCACGATCACGAAGTCAGTTTCCAACGGAGTCCCAGCGTCGTGCGTGAAGCAGTGCTTCTCCTGGGACCAGCCGAGCAGCCGATGGATGGTCCGGGCGCCGTGCTTGGACAGTTCCTCCAGTCGCTTCGCCGCGCGCCCGGTGGGAGAGGTCAACTCCACGCGCAGGTTGGCCGCCTCAATCAGCATGACCATGGCGCGGACCGCGCTACTCTTTCCGACACCGGGACCGCCCGTCAGGACGGCCAGATTCGCGCCCAGAACGGCGTAGACCGCACCAATCTGCTCCTGAGTAAGCTGATAGCCCACTTCCGCCCGGAATGCCGCTTGTAGGCGCTCCCGGTCCATCCACCGTAGCTTCCTGGACCTGGTCTCGGCCAGCGCAGACAGCCGCTTCGCCAAGTCGGTCTCCTCGAAGTGCATCCGCGGCAGATAGTAGGCATCGCCACCATCCACGGTGATGGCGGACAGGTTGGCGAGATCCTCCTCCAGCGCTTCGACCAGGGAGCCATCCACACCGCATAATTCCGCCGTGGCCTCAATGGCCTTGTGTCGGGGCAGGTAGCAGTGGCCGTACCCGTCGCGGGCCTGCTGCAACATGTAGACGAGGCCCGCCCGCAGACGCGCCGGATGGTCCACCGCGAAGCCCAGCCGGCGGGCGATGGCGTCCGCCTTGAGGAAACCGACACCCCACAGCTCCGTAAGACAGTACGGGTTGGACTGCACAGCCTCCTGGGGGTCTCGCTGGGCATGGACGAAGTGCTTGATGACCTTCACCGCCAGGGACATGGTGATCCCCAGGGACAGAAGCCAGACCACGGCCTCCCGGTAGCGGCTCTGCGCCTCCCACTGCTCGCGGATGGCGGCTAATTTCTTCTTGCCGATGCCAGCGACCGTCTCCAGGCGCTCCGGCTCGTTGTCAAGTACGTCCAAGGCCGTCTCGCCGAA